TGGCCTCATTGGCTACATGGAAGCACAGCGGCGCGCGATCAGGGTAATTGAAGGCCTGGAGAAAGGCGTCTGGCCTGCTTATGGTGATGACTCGGAGCTGACCAGCGTTACGAGCTGGATGGCTGATGAGCTGTTTGATAAGCTGTCCACGACCTGGAATACCTCTGGGGAGGCCACCACTCAGTTCCGCCTACCGGACTTCCGGGGCGAGTTCCTGCGCGGCTTCGATGACTCTCGAGGGGTAGATTCTGGCCGCACCTTTGCCAGCGCACAGGCAAGCCAGAACCTGGCTCACCAACATGGCTCGCCGACTGCCGCAGATGCCACCGCAGGGCCTTACGAGGTGCCCGCACCTGCAGGAACTCGAATATCTGGCGTAACGGTCAGCGGCTTCGCTTCCTACGACTATAGCGGCACGGGCGGGGCCATTGCATACACAAGCCTGGACGGCGGCACCGAGTCACGCCCAAGAAACCGAGCTATCAACTTCTGGATTAAATACTAATGGCTACCAAGCTTGAGTTCGGACAAAAGCTCGTCTATCAGACAGATGAAAGCGGCTTCTATGTCGGCGAGACCGCAGCCGATCCCGACCCGCTTACCGAGGGGCACTGGCTTATCCCTGCTGGCGCCGTAGAGCTTAAACCGCCCGCGATTACAGGTGGCTGGCGAGCCCAGTGGATGGGTTACAAGTGGCGACTAGTAGCAGCGCAATGAAGAAAGGGCCCATCGGGCCCTTTGCTTATTCTGCGAATGGATCTTCTGATTCTTCAAGTGGCGGTTCATCATCAGGGATTGGATCCGGGGCTTTGATCGCCTGCAACCTGGCCTTCTGCCCTGCTGTTAACAGAGCCTTCTTCTCAAGTGCAGCGATGATGCCATCTGCGCTCTTGCCGTCATTTATGATTGAATCTGTGGCGCGAGCTACCTGTTTTTCGAAGGCGTCGTCTGGCCAGTAGGTTGGGGCTGCAATTGGAGCCTGAGTGGGCCGATACGGCTCAACAGTTACCGTGCGCTTCTTGTTTTTTGCCGCATTCACAGAAACCGGAATTGACTTTGAAATGTGGCTTAGATGGCTTATAGCGATGCCACCAACAGGCTCTCCCGCCCATTTGATAGTAGGGTCACAATAGATGACTACCTGCCTACCAATCCACTCAGACGGACTCTCAGGCCAGCAGGTTGCCAGTACGCGACGAAACGTTTTGGATGGCTTCCATGGTTGAGGGTGCGAATCTAAAAAAATACTTACCGGCTGATCGCTTGAGCCAGTCATCTGGATATCAACTATTGTGCCGAGAAGCGGACCACCAAGAAGATCGGCGGCGTTCGCCTGATCTGACTTCGACAAAGTGGTACCAAGGAAATCGTCTCTGCTAACACTCATCACAAGCTCCCAATTCCAGACTCATCAAACAACTCATCAGCCATCCAGCTCGTAACGCTGGTCAGCTCCGAGTCATCACCATAAGCAGGCCAGACGCCTTTCTCCAGGCATTCGGCATATGTGTTCAGCGCCTCGCGATAATGCTTACGACCAAGCATCAGCGCCACCTCGTCGAGGTCATGGCATATGCAGCCGTGAGGTGCATTTTCCTCAATGGCAATGATCGGGAACTCACGAATTTCCTCGCCGGTCTCTACCTTCCACATGTCCAGATAGAAAGCGATCTGCATGTAGTAGCCGTAGTTGCTGATGGCGCGCACAAACTCAGATCCGCGCGCATCCTGGCACTTCTTCAGGTCGGCAGCTGTGAAGCCATCGCCCTTGTAGTCGAAGCGAAACTTAACGTCGACGCCGGTAACCGGGTCCTTTGTGAATACCGATAGCTCTCGACGTCCGCGTGCCTGCAAGATCGAAGAGGCGCGCTTGTTGCGATAGACAGATTCCTGCATATCGACGATGCGACGATGCTCGCTAATCGTCAGCACGCGATCACCGCCAACATCTTTGGCAAGGCCCTTGTACTCAGCCAGGCGACGATCATCGACGGTAGATACCAGATAGTGCTTAGCGAAGTGTTCTGGCTCCAGGATCGCAGCGTGCAGCGCGGTGCCGATCTGCTTGGCACGAGTGTCGAAGTCTTCCGGCTCGCGATGCTTGAAGTGGGCAGGGCTTCGGCGCACCAGCTTCAAGCCTGAGTTGCTGGCCGCATCTACAGCGAAGTAATCGGCGGATGGCATGTTTTCGATGATGCTCATACTGGGATTCCGTCTTCGTCGGTGATCAGAAGCGCGGCGAGCTTCGCCTCAAGTGCGCAAAGACGATTAATGCATTCGCCCTGCTCGCCATAATTATCGTGGTACCAGTCGCCGAGGTAGACGGTATTTCCCTCATCGGTGGAAGTCCATCCTTCAATGTATTCAAGGGATTCCGCCTCATAGCCCTGCGGCTGATAAGCATAGACCGATGCCATGTCGGCAATCCCCGAATAAGAGAATGAAAAAATCCCGACCTTCTGGGCGGAAAGTTTCGCGCAGAGATCCATGATCCGGTGACAAATGAAAAGCTGTTCTTTCGTAGCCATTATCAAAACCCTCACTTCTCGTTATGTGTTGCCGCCATACTGCCTGACGTAGTCGGCGTATGCAAGCTGAAATTGCTCATATCCGTAGCAGACCGCAACGAAGTGGCCTGTTGTGTCTGCAGAAGCAAGAAACGACTTTTGGTGTCCACTGATTGAGGACTTGGTGCGGTCCAGGCGCTTCATCTCGAAAAGGCCAGGAACCGAGCATGACAAATCGATGATATCTGGTACGCCAGGTTTGACGCCTTGTTTTTGACGCAGGTGATGGTGAGCTGCTGTGCCTCTGGCCTCATTGGCTACATGGAAGCACAGCGGCGCGCGATCAGGGTAATTGAAGGCCTGCCAGGTCATCGCGTCGATTTGCTCGCACCTCTCGCTTCGGCATTCGCCTCGGTAGTGGCTGTCGTAGATGTGGATCATCGATAGATACTACCGGCCTGCCCAGGATCGTTACTCGCCGTGCAGCTAAGCTCATGATCGCTTGCTTTCGGGCATCGTTTGCAGCGGCACACGGGGCAAAGAATCATTTTTGACGATGACAATGGAATGAATAAACCTCCAAATTCCCGACCAATCCTGAATTTCTCTATGCATTTATGGCATTCACAATTGGGCGCGCTCATGCTTCACTCTCCTCCAGCGGCTCATCCATAATCTCGGCCAACCCCGAATCTCGGAAAACCTTGCGACCAATCGTCCATCGACCATTATTCTCGCGCGCAGAAATACTGATCGGCTGACTGAACATGGCTGACATTTTCTCGGCAGCAGGCGCGCGCATCATCCTGGCCTTGCCCTGCCACTGTGAGCCTTTGACGTGATCCTTGACCATGCCGTTATACCAAATCCGCGTATTCATCGTCGGATTCTTACCCGCACTCGGATAGAAGAACTGCACGGGCTCGCGCCCATCTGATAACAAGTATTTGACCATCAACATACCATTCGCCTTGGCTTCGAGCTTCATGCTAACAACTGGCGTCAATTCGGCATCAGTGTAGTGCTTGCCCTGCAGCTTCTCGTTGGGATTGATCAGCTCGCGATGGCAGCCACGGCATTCTCGAGCAACGATATCGTTTTTCACGCCGCAGTCGGGGCAAAGCTTGAAGCTGAAGAAATACTCGCAGCGGGCCGATTTTACGGTGCCGATGCATCGCCTGGCGAACATGGAGTTCTCCTCGCCGCAATCAGGGCAGTGGATCGTTTCGTTCTTCTGCTTTGCATGCTCCTTCTCCGCTTTCTCAAGAATTGGGTTTTCGTACAGATGACCTAGCCGATCCATCACACCGGCATAGTCCAGCAAAAGGGAAAATGGCTTCTCACTGGCCGCTATGAGAGCGAATCGCTCTTCTACCGAAATGCTGTCACGCTCAACCATTCCAGGCGCACCATCGTCGATCAGGAGACGCAGAACGCGACCAATGGACTGGATCAGCAGCACAAGCGAACCAATTGGGCGCAGGTAGACCAGAGAGTCCCAGCGCGGCACGTTAATGCCTGTGGTCAGCACGCCGACGTTGATAACGAACTTGCACGCCCCAGCTTTGGCTCGCTCGAGAATATCGCCACGCTCGCCATCGGGCGTGTCATCGGTAATGATGCCGATCTCTTTCGGATCAATGCCGCAAGCCAATAGTGCGTCACGCACCTTGATCGTATGCTTCTTGGTCGCCGCGAAGATCAGCACGCCAAGTCGATCAGCGGTGCGCTGCACGACCTCGGCCATAATGCGCAGGAGCTTCTTATCGTCCTCGGTGGCCGCATCAAGCTCCGCCTCGCTGAACTCGAATGAACCGGGCTTCGTCTCAAGCGCGCTGAAGTCGTATGAATCCTCAGACTCATGGGCGGGCCAGCCGAACTGAATTGGTGTCACCCAAGCGTTATCAATCATCCACTCGGTAGAGATCTGGCCGTTACCCTGGCCGCCCTCCGGATACAGAGGGTCGCCCGCCTCCATCGCCGCAAAGGCATCCCAGTAATCACCGATGATGCTGTCAGTGTTTCGGAATGGCGAACCTGTCAGGCACACCAGACGCAGCTTAGGCTTGCAGCGATAGAAGTGCAGCAATATGCGCATGAACATCGTTTCAAGATTGTCGTGCGCGACCTGATGACCTTCGTCGATAACGATTATGTCGGGATGGAAGCCGTCGACCGCATTGAACTCCTTTTCAAGGGCATTGATGATGGTGCCCTCGGTGCCATAGACCACATCGTAATAGGTCGACTTGCGATCAAGAGCTGCGCTGTAGATGCTGTTCTCCAGGCCGATATCCCAGGCAGCATCAGAGTTCTGCTGGCATAGTTCGCCCTGGCGCTGGATGACCAGCGCGCGCACGCGATTGCCCTTGGACTTGCCCATCTCCACGACCGCCTTGGCGATCTCGGCGGCCATGACGCTCTTTCCGGACGATACGGAGGCATTCATAACTAGTGGCGGATGGATCTGCAGGCCGTTCCATTTTTTGGTTTTGGCCTGGCGGATGTGTTTTAGGACTGCAGCTACGGCTGGTTTTTGGAAGCTAAGCAGCATTAGGGGATTCTCCTGCCAATTTCGGCGGCGGCGCGGACGATGGCGCGGCGCGTTGATGAGGCAATGTCGCCGCCGAATGGTTCGCGAACCTCAAGTAGCTCGCCTAGAGTTGTTGGAGTGTCCGGCGTTCCCTCACCCTGCACGATCACCTCCTCGAAGCCGCGGTAGTAGAGAACATCTAGATAAAGAGCCACAGCCAAGCGCAGCGCATCACCGTCGTCGTCTAGCGGATTCCAGCAACGCTCATCAGCGCTATATGGCTCGCCAATAGAAAAATCCCCGAAGTTATTGCTGTATTGGGCTGTAATTCCGGCAGCCTTAGCAGCTAACCCCAACAATTCACGATCCGTCATACCGCCTCCCACTCATCAGCCGACATGCAGATAAAAGCGCGAACTCCAGCATAGAGTCGATAGATCTTTCCGCCAAATTCGATCCGGTCCGTCTGCGGGCGTGGAATATCGATGGTGTCGAGCAGCTTGCCGACTCTGCCGCAGGGGTGGAGTTCGTGGATATCGATAAGCATTATTCGTCTCCCAGCAGCGAGAGCCGCTCTTCAGCAGAAACCAAGCCAGCATCGACATCAGTCAATCCAGCAGCAGCCTCAATGATCTCGGCCAAGAAAGCGCAATCAACCTCTACGTACTCCAGTGTGCCCATGAGGATGCGCTCCTTGATACCGTCATCAATGGTAGCCACGAAGCCGCGAACCGCTTGGATCAGCGTTGTAGCGTCCTGCTTCGGCTTTTTCGGTGCAACCTTAGCGGTTACCTTGCCGCCAGCAACAGCCTTGCGATTGGCCAGCTCTTCGGCAGAGTCTTCCTTGTGGTCGCGAACCAGCTTTACAGCCTCAGTGCTGGAGATATCGCCAGCCTTGACCGCCTCTTTAACCTCGACAGGAGCTGAGTCCAGAATGAACATTTGGTCGACGTGCGCGCGCGACTTCTTCATTACCCGGGCAATATCATCATTGCTGGCGCCTAGGTCTCGCATGGCGCGATAGCCATCAGCCACCTCGAGCGGACTGAGTTTTCGATTGTCCTGGCTGCTGTAGACCAGCGCATGCGCCTCAAGCTCTGTTCCGGTGAACGGCTTAAAAGTAAGCCAAATCACACCATCTTTGTCGCGCAGAGAGTTTAGGGCAGCCGGATTACGTGAATCGACCAAGTTGTAAGCTTTGAAACGGCAATGTCCTTCGCGAACATTGAGATCGGAGTCCAGCCAGATATCAGGAAATGACGCGCCAAGCTCCAGTTTCTGAGCCAGCTCTTCCACATAGGCATCAAGATCGGCACCAGCGTGACGCCAATTGAAGCCCTCCTTAATCTTGATGTCCGAAAGCCGCGCCTTCATGGCGTCGGCCCGCTTCAGAATCTTGTCGCCAAGCAGCTGGTTGAAACTGGTCATTTATAAGTCCCCTCTTTAGTGAATTTGCATTCCTGGCAGCCCATGCGGTGATGGTATGGCAGGCAGTCTGATCGGCATACCAGGGGCTTGTCTTTTCCCTGCTGCCTGTACTGGTCGATTGTGTATCGGCGCTCGCCGCAGCTCAGGCATCTCGGCAATAATTGATATTCATCCGGATGCTTTACCAGCTTACGCCTGGCTTGGCAGCATCTGCAGCGGGTGTGGAATTTCATTCGGCTTTGGCCTCAGTCGCTTTCGCCGGTGATGCTTCCATGATATTCCTCAGAATCGGCTTCCAGATTGCCCACCAAACGGCAGCATTAGAATCCATGCGCTCAATCTCATCTATTTTGAAATCCCACCATTCTTGGATCAAGTGAAGCTGGCAGCCGATCTGCATGTGCGTTGCGGTGTAGGTGACAGGCCAATAGTCGCACTGGATTGACTTAACCTCGGTCATATTGCCCGTGCATCCATTAAGGGATCTTGCATAGCGCAGGTCGGCATAGCGCAGGCTGGCGGAGCGCAGGTTGGCGGAGCGCAGGTTGGCGGAGCGCAGGTTGGCGGAGCGCAGGTCGGCGGAGCTCAGGTCGGCGTAGCTCAGGTTGGCGGAGCGCAGGTCGGCGGAGCGCAGGTCGGCGTAGCTCAGGTCGGCGGAGCGCAGGTTGGCGTAGCGCAGGTTGGCGGAGCGCAGGTCGGCATAGCGCAGGTCGGCATAGCGCAGGTCGGCATAGCGCAGGTTGGCGCGCTCGCCACCTTCTTCACACAGTAGGTACTTGTGATGCTTTTCGATGATCTCGGCCAATTCTGCTACGCTGTAAGTTTTCATATTCATTACTAAACCCTCTTTCTGATTTTGACTTGGCTTGCCTGCTTTCGTCTCTTGCTGCATAATCTACGTCACGAATCCTAACGCATCAAGGGAAAAATCAGATGGCAGTCAAAAAAAACGAGCAGGCCAAGGCTAAGCTCAAGCGGCTTAGCAAGACAGAGGAAGGTCGCGCGCTAATCGAGCTCCTAGATCTCTGCGGCGGCAACACGGCGCTGGCTCGGGCGCTTGACGTCAATGTGCGCACCGTAGCCATCTGGGCTCATCGCGGCCAGGTAAGCGAGCAGGGGGCCTACCTGATTGAGGATGTTCCATATTTCAAAGATCTTGGCTGGGCCAAGGAGCGTGTACGCCCCGACATCCTTGAAAAACAGTGGGGCAAGCGTACGGCTCAGTACGGCTCGTTCCTCAGTCTGACCAAGGAAGATGTGGCAGAATCGCAGCGCCGCAATGCCGAGCGCCTTCAGCGGGCAGCAGACAAGAAGACTAGTGTAGAACATGAGCATGCCCTGGAGCTGTTGGCCAAGCTGAAGGGGGAGGAGAAATGAACCTGAAGGAAATGACGATGGATCAGATAGGCGAAGCCATCGGCAAATACGGCGACTCCGAAGCATTCCAGCGCGGCATGATGAAGGGTCGCGCAGCAGAAAAAAAGAAGGCGCGCAAAGAGCGCATGAAGGCGGTTCAATTGAAGGCTTTTGAGGGTGGCGTATGAGCGCATTAGACATTCAGGTAGGCGGTAGTCATTATAAGGATTGCGCCATCCAGCCAATCCAGTACATCGAAGCCAATAATCTCAAGTTCCTGGAGGCTTGCGTTATCAAGCGCTGCACCAGGCACGACAAGCCAACCGGTAAGGGGCGCCAGGATATCGAGAAAGCGATTCATGAGCTTCAGCTACTGCTGGATATGCGTTATCCGGTTGAGGATAAGGCAGAACCCCTTAGCGCCGAAGAGCTTGATTTTGACGAGGAGCGCATTGACCGTATAGCAGCTATTCATGGGGGTGGAGAGCATTACCAAGATAATCAATGGATTGCCTGGCATGGCGGCACCGAAGCCCCTGTAGCCGAAGGAACAATTATCGACGTTAGGGATCAGGACGGGGAGACACATACCGGCTTCAGATGCGGAGAATGGCCTTCACTGAAGTGCTACTGGACTTGGGAATGCCCGGTATGCGCAAGAATAGTGGCGTACAGAATCCATGCCTAACATCGACTACAAAGAAGTCAGCGCAGACGCCGAGATACAGCAATGGCTGAATTAACTCAAGATCAAATTGATAGCGCAAAATACGACATCATTGGCGTGATTGGCGGCTATGTCGAGCTAAAGAGGGGCGGCAAGAATCACCATGCCTGCTGCCCATTCCATAAGGAGAAATCACCAAGCTTCACCGTTAATGAGAAGAAAGGGTTTTTCTATTGCTTTGGCTGCGGCGCTGGCGGAAATGCAATTGACTTCGTAATGCAATATGACGGCCTGGACTTTCGAAAGGCTGTCCTCTCTATAAACGGCGAGATAGGATCAAGCGTTACACCTGAGATGGTTCGTCAGCGTAAAACTATCAGAGCCGAGATAGCCAAGCCGTCAGACCACAAGCAGGATCAGGAAGGAGCGGAACGCATAATCGAGCGATGCTCGCTTGCCGACCAGCATCCTTATCTCGCCAGGAATAACACAGCACACGAAGGAAGGCTTATCGTCATGAAGAGCAGCCTGATCGTGCCGCTACATTGCGATTCAGGATCAGCGGTTAACCTAGCAGCAATATCAGCTGACGGAGAAATCCGCTACTCGGCGGGGGGAATTTCATATGGAGCCACGGCAATCATCCCACCCAGGCATGAAAATGTCTTTGATGGGCGAACTGTACTGACCATCGATTACGCAGAATCATGGCGTCTATGGTGGTCAAAAAAAGGACAAATCCGTATCCTGTGCGCCATGAGCTTTGAAAATGCCAGATGGTTAGCCTACAAGCAGCCTGAGCGATTTACTCATGTCGGCTGCGCTCCAGAATTCGAAGAGGAGTTCACCGAGATGGGAAGGGACGTAATCATTATTGACGCCCTCTACAAGCAGCGCGCATAATAATCAGACCCTCACTGGCTTTACCTTTAAATCCCTCCCCGCTCCGGAGGGATTTTTTTATACCTTGCGAATGCTGCACGACATACAGCTATGACTATTGATTTGATCAAAACCACTGATGCCCAAGCACTTGAAATCGCGTATCGTATCTACGACCTCAACTATCGAAAGGTAACGCCTACATGATTGCCGCAATCTTGCTGTTATTGCTTCAAGTGCTGGTGCTTGCGCCGCTGTCGATCATCCTGGATGTGCTTGGGCTGATTGTGGTTGCCGTAGCGCTACCGTTCGCCGTCAACGACTACTCCAAATCAGACGGTCGCGTGATCCTCAATCTGCCCAAGTGGGCTTATATATGGGGCAATGACTTCGACGGGGCGCTAGGCGACAAACGCGGTTGGTGGGCGGAAAATACACCGTTCGGCGTTGACGTTAATTCTTTCTTTGCTAAGTGGTGGTGGCTGGCCATTCGCAATCCGGCCAACAATATGCGGATGTTTAGCGTGTTCAGCGCACCAGTTGCTGGCGCCACGTGCGACTACTGGGGTCAAAGTGACGTTGCTGACAAAGTGGGTAAGACCGGAGTGCAGCTGGTGCGCTACCGATACACTAACGGCACCTGGCCTCGAGTCGGCTTTTATTGGGTCGTGCAGTACGGCCAAAGCACAAAAGCTTTCGTAGTGCGGTTCGGGTACAAGGTCGAGCCGGACTACATCGAAACCGACGAACAGCCCAAGGGTTTGGTGTTCAAGATAAACCCCGTAAAGAATCTTTAAGAAGCACGCAATAAAAAAGCCCCGTCCTTGGGGCTTTTCTTTGGCCGTCCGCCAGTACGGCGTGCGGGTTAGGCCGGTGCCGGAACCACAAGCGCGCCGCCAGTGTTGGTCGTCGATTCCAGCATGCGCCCGTAAGCAACACCGTCTGCCGTGTAGTTATCACGGTAGATGTTGTTCTCGCCATCGGCAGAAATGGTGCGCGGATGGTACAACCACACATCGAGCGCGCCCGTGATGGTCGCCGCAGAATCGAGTGTCAGTTGAATCTGGTTTGTACCAACGATAGCCGAAGCGGTAGCTGCTATTGCGCCCGTACGCGCTGCTGTTGGCGTTGTTCCGGCAGGGTAGACGATGAAGCGCAGGTGCGCGTTCGTTCCGCCGTAGATAACCAGCTGAGTCGCGTCAACCGGCAGCTCGGTCGTGATGGTGATGACGTTGCCAGCCCGAACGGCCGACTTCATAACAGGCCCCATGGTCGAGCGGCCAGCGGCGTACGCGATGAGCTTGCGGTTGAAACCATTTGCCAGCTGCTGGCCACCAAGCGGAGTCTCGTGGACCGTATCGCCGAGATGGTAGTCTTGCGGCTCGTAGTAGACACCGTTCGGCAATGCCTCGGTGGCTGTCTTGCCGCCTCGACGCACCGCGTTCACCTTCACAGGGTCTTCTGCTGCCGTGTTCCGGTAGGCTGGCCCCGTGAATACCTTGACGTAGTTGCTGCCCCGCACGGCGTTGGCTGCGGTAATTGCGCTCCAGATCGAAGTAATGCCTGCCGCGAACACCGATTCTGCGGTGCCGCTTTGGCCGTCAGTACCACCGAGGTGGAACCAGGCTGCTTCGACGCCGCCCACCTTCGTAAGCACGGACACAAGCTGAGCACGGAAGAACGTACCTTCGCCCCACTGCGAGATTACTGTGCCGCCAACAGCGTGGCCGGTAACACCGACGTTCACGCCATAGGTAGCAATCTCACGGTTCATCAACTGCACCATACCGGCAGCGTTGAAGTACGGGTCAGCATCGGTCGGCAGCGTCCAAGCCGGGTTAACCGGCGAGGTGGGGCTGGTAGCACTGTTGCCGCTGCTCACGTCGTTCTGCACGCTGGCGAACACCGCGCAGTTGGCGCTTGGGGTGATACCCAAGGTAGCCAGCGTAGCGGAACTGCCGGGGTCAAGGCGGCTGATCATACGCACTTGTTGAGACTGGCCAGCCAGAGCGATCATCCGTCCCATGCCCACCAACGTGGTGCCTTGCTGCCAGGTGACGCCATCAGCAGACAGGTCCACATAGCGCCAGCCGAGGCCAGCCGACATCGGAACATTGAGCACCTGATCGCCGGTCGCGGTCACAGTCAGGTCGGCAGGCGTCTCGTACGCGCTGCCGTCAGCGTTGCGCACACGGCATTTGATTTTGCCTGCGCCGACAGTCGAAACGCTGATCGACACCGGGACTACGCCAGCGCCCTTGCTGGAGGTGCCGCCCGTGGCTGTCGCGCGTTGATAGATGCGGTTGGCGTCCGCAAGCTGGGTCATTGTGAACGCTATAACGCCTGGAGCTACAGCAGTAGCAGTCACGGCGACAGTCGCAGACTTACCGTTCGGCGTGGTGATGGTGAAGCTGGCCGAGCCTTCACCCACCAGCGACCAAGCGCCTGTTGTGACGTTGATGGTGGCGATAGCGGTGTTGGTGCTGGCGTAGCTGACAATCTGGCTCGCACCGGTCGGCTGAACGGTAGCTGTGAGCGTGCCGGTCTCCCCTACTGTGCCGCTGATAGAGGCGGGGTTCGGAGTCACGCCCGTTGCTTCCGCGA